GCCAGGTCCCGTTTTCAATTCGAGAGCGATCCCGAAGCCGAGTAGCTTGCCGCCTCTGGACCGTGCAGGAATCCCGATCCACGCTGAGAACGCATCACGCTCTGAGCGGGTCGCAAACTGAACCGCCCCTGCAAGTACCCCTGTCGGCTTGGCAGGGCGTTCTGTGGGAGCTGAGGCTCTGTAGGAGACTGTCTTAGTGCCGCGCTTCGCATACCATATTCCAGTGCGCGGACCTGAGAATGATTCGACGATTACATTCCGTGCGATGATTGCCACGGCAGACGCCTTCCTCTTGCCCATCTTGTTGAACGTACTCAACACAGTAGGCACGTTAGTCTTGAAGGTTGCACCGCCTCGATCGCTCAAGCTGCTTCCACCTTCCTTGAATCTTTCACGATAACGGTTGTGTCTCTGTCGTATCCGTCTGGATTCACTGCCGGGCCAATCGGTACAAGGATCTCCTTCGAACGATCGACAAGCACGAGCTGGTAATTCCTTGTCTTGATTGACGGGGTATCTCTGAAACGCACCCGGTAAGCCACGTCGCTGAGATCAACCTTGTTCGCTGCCTTTAGCTCTGCCGTGAGCATGGTGACTACAGCCCAGAAGGTTCCTGTAGTTGCCATCGTAGGAGAGGGGCCAACGTCGCCCATCGTTCCTCCGGTGCTATCCCCCATGATCTTGACTTGCTCGAACCTCGGCATTAGACGATCTCCAAGAGGTGTCTAACGTAAGGCTCAAGAAGCGTTTCGTCTGGGCCATCTCCCCAATCAACTGAGGTGATTCCCATTTCGGCTCGCTCTGATTTCCGACCGTCTCTGTTCTCGAATTTCCAGGCTACGAATTGCCAGCACCACACGAGGACTTCGCTCGGGATGTCAAGATCTACTCGGGTCAGAGACACCCTGAGCTGATCCTCGTCACTGCTCGTTGCGGAGATAGGTTTCTCGTTGGGGTAGCGGTGCGTGAGGGTAACTACCCCCAGCGCGCTTGTTCCGATAACCGTCTCAATCCCGATAGCGCCGTAAGTGCCACCGACCACATCACTATTCACAAGAGCGAGAAGGGCAACGGCATCATCTGCATCTGACACCCCCACCTTGAACTCACGTTCTGTCTCATCGTCAACAGCAGCGGCGGTGAAGATCGCGCCGTCAATGGTCAGGGCTTCCCCCGCTTGCACACTGGCCAGCGTGATCTTCGCCTGCTGCTCGGTAAACGGATTGTGGAGGTACTCATCAGAATGCCGACCTGCTGCCTTCATAAAGCGTTCAAGGATCGTATCGTGAGCCGAGCTTGAAACGTAGCAATACTGCTTCAGCTCGTCCTCATACACAGCCCAGGTAAGCGCAGTTTCGACAGGTCCCATGAGTTCCTCCTAGCGGTCTTCGCTTGGGCCAGTTGCTCGGTTCGAGCCCGGCCCCTTCTTTGTCTTCGGCTTGATCTGCCCACGGTCTACCGCCGGGGCGATGTCATGTTTATCCATGTTGATCGTTTCCCCTTTCGGGTAGGTGTGCCCATGGTACATGTAGCTCGAGGTCAAGACCTTGACTTCTTCCGTTCCTTTCGACATTCAACACCTCCTCTGTGCTAAAGGTTGAGGTCGATCCTAGGACGGAGGAAGGACATACCAGACGGTTGCTCTTGCTACCCCCGCCGTGGCTGCGCCACCCGTCTGCGTGTACTTGAGATACACGTCTGTATCAACCGTCACTTGCTCGGGCTTGTCCCCAACGTAGACGCCCGATACAAGAGTCTCAAGAACATCGTCTGCATCGACATAGTGATCAGGGTCGGTTGACGTTCCCACAAGCAAGACGTTCGTGGTCCCTGCATCGAAAGCCGTGGTAATGGCCACGCACACATGAGACACGATAGCACCCTTGGGGATCGTCCCAATCTGCGCAGTGAACGGGGTAGCTACACTGAATGCGATAGTTCTAGTGATCGCATTTGCTGGGGTGATGGGGACGGCATACGTGCCTGCGTCGTACCGCACCTCATTGCCCATCGTCGGGTCGTACCCGTCAGCGATGAACGTTCCTTGATAGTAATCTGCGAATGCGAAAGACGCAGCCAGGATAAGGACTACACCCAACAGGACTATCGCGTTGAATTTCATTTGAGACTTGTTCACTTGGACCTCCTTTGGTTGGTCCTTGGTCTAGCTGGTTGCCTACTCGAGGACGTATTGAATGATGAAGTCAACGCCTGTTGCCGTGTCTACATCGCCACCCGTCTTGCCAATCGTGATAGCCGATGCTGCATCCATCTCAATGAATGAGGCCCCGTCTGCTTGGATGTCACAAGCTGCCGCTGTGTGCATAGCAAGAGCCTGAGATTGAGTAAGGCTTTCTTGCTTGAAGGCCGCAATCTTGACGCCACCTGCTGACTGGGTTCCCAACACGTCTACAGTCGTTGTAGTACCAACAGCCCCGCCATAGGCAACCGCGTGAATGTTCACAATCCGATACGACAACCCTGTGACGGCTGCCAATATCTCATGCCCTGCATTGATCTCCGCAGTAGTCACCCTAGCGCGAGTAGATAAGACCACTGAGTTGTTCCCCGAAGCGAGAGCTACCTGAGCAGTCGCGCTCGGAGTGATCGTCGCGTAGGTATCAAGATCCGCGTCATAAGCCTGGGTGTCGACACCGATTTCAACGGACATGTCCTGAGCCATCGAAGCAAACGTAGCTGATGCTAGGAACGTCAACATATTTGCAGCAGGGGCTACCGTTGCGAACGATGTCAGGTTCGCATTGTAAGCCTGGGTATCAACGCCTACCTCAACGGATAGATCCTGCGTCATCGAAAGGAAGTTCGTCGATTCCACGAGAGTCTGCGCGTTGGCTGTCGGCGTAAGTGTTGCCCACGTATCGAGGTCAGAATCATACGCCTGCGTATCGACACCGATCTCTAAGCTCAAAGCCGTAGCAGCCGCAGCAAAAGTGGCACTGCCAAGCAGCGACACCATGTTCGCTGAAGAGGTGATAACATCGCAAGTATGCGCAGCCGTGAAGTACGGGATTGAGTTAGCTGCCCCGTTTACTCCAGCAAGCGCGTCAAGGTCTGTATCCCATGCCTGGACATCTGTTCCAATAACCAAGCCTGTGAACGTCGTCGCTCCTAGTGTGCCGACCGTCAGGGCTTCGATGTACTGAGGCGCAGCGTAAGCGCCAAACGCAAAGGCAACAAGCGTGAGCATCGTCGCCAGGGTAAATAGTTTTCTCTTCATTCGGTCCTCCTTGTACTGACCGATTGTGTTCAACTCCCTACTACGGGAGATCCATGATTCGGAGAGCGTCAGCAATCTTGATCTCTCCACCTGTTCGACGAGTAGCCAAGAATCCAATCAGCCCAGACAACCGGCGAAGCTCAGAGAACTTCGTGAGGGTTGTGCCCAGTCGATCGAGGATGCGATAGCCGCGCTTGAAGTCTCCGAAGATCGCAACGTCATTCCCGCTTGAACCGTCCCACTCATCGAGGTCATCCTGCGTGTACTGGGGATACCCTCGAAGGCGATTCGGCACACCTGCTTGGACGGAAGGTTGCCAGAGGAAGTCGCCTGTACCTGCGCCACCGCCACCGTCGCCGCGAATAAGCATGATCGCAAGCTCGGTTGTTGACGTAATGACAAGCTGCCCGTTCTTCCGGTATTGCTGAGGAACCTGATAGAACAGCTTCAGGAAGTCCTCAACTTCGATACTTGCAGCAGCAGCAGCACCCGCAGTATGCCGGGTGATAGTCGTGCCTCTGCTCAAGCCACCGAACTCTTTGAGCGCGTGCCCAGTTCCTTCCCAGATCTGCGTATCTTCAAGCTCGGCAAATCCGAAGGTGTAATCTTCGCTCATGGCTTGGATGAGGTTCGTATCCGAGTCCATCAGTTCGTCGACACCGAATTCTGTATAGCCGTTCATGTCCTCGACGTACTGGTACTCTTCAGTCAGAACCATGTCGCTGTTGGTCACAGAGTCACCGAGTTCAAGATTCCCCATACCAACAGTGACTCGCGTTCTGGATCGCTTGCGCATCCGGTTTGATTTCGTTGTCTTGACATCCACCAACGAGCGGAAGAGGGTCAAGCCGTTGATCGCAACCAGCCATTCCTTATCCAGCTCTTCCGGTACAGCAATCTCGCCAGTCGAATCTTCAACGAGGGCACGCTGTTCCTTCGGGATGGTGTCGATGACTTCCGATTTTCCACTGTGAAGGCGGATCGTGTTTGCGAATAGAGATCGCTTCTCTCGCTCTTCGTCCGTTACGTCCCCGGTGGATACCGCAGGGCGATTCAGCCGCAAGAGAAGTTCTTGCTGTGCCTCACGTACAGATTTGATTTCCTCAGCAAGCCCGGTTGTCTTCGCCTCGATAACGGTATCAGCACGAGCCTCTACCTTGTCGTCTAAATCTTGGTCGAAGCCATCAAGCTTCTCTCTCAACTGAGATACGAGCCCGGTCAGTTCCTCGGTCGCAGCTTTGTGTTCCTTCTGCAACTGCGCGACGGAAGTTTGCTCATTTCCTTCATTCTCATTTGCCACTGGAAATACCTCCTATGTCTGATTGAGTATCGAACGTAGCTCGTTAGTCAGCTTCGAGTGCGATTGCGAGTCGAAGCTGCGTCTTGGTTGCGAGTCTCCTAGCAGAGTGGACTTATCCGGGTCTGCGTCAAAGAGTGCAGTGAACGTGTTGAGCCGTTTGATTAGATCGCGTACTTGGTCTGAGTTCTTGATGACGATAATTCCGAGGTCGTCTGCCTCTGTCTGCTCTTCATCGAGCGCCGATCGAGTTGTTTCAATCATCTTCCTGATGTCAGAAGCTGAGCCACCACGAAGCGCCATCTGAAGAACGCCTATCTTTGATCGCACGTCATCGATGTTCGCCTCGGGGTTGGCTGCGAAGTTCGTCATTAGGATTGCCACTTCGTACAACTTCACTTCTGTGTAATGCCAGATCCCGTCTGAGTCTTTCTTCTGCTGAACGACATCGAACCCGTGCGACATCTGGGAGTAATACCCCGCCGCTGGATTCTCACCTGAAGGATCAGGCATCCCCGCGTAAACCTCGGCTGCATCTCGCGAGTTCTCGATATTAAGATGCCCCTCCACAGCAAGGCCAGTATTGTCTTCCGATGAATTGGACATCCCAATCCCCATCCAAGGCATGTGGAAGAACGTGATGGGGATGTTGCCTTTCTGAGCCTTGAGCGTTCGCTTGAACGCGCCTGCGTCGATGATTGTGTTGTATGAATCCACGTTACCGAAGACGGAAGCATGACCAGTGAAGTCGCCCTCTCTGCCTTCGGCTCTTAGCTCGCGAACCTCTAAGGGCACTGCGAGATACTTCATAAGCCACCTCCGTTAGATTTCTCTGCATCAGGCCCCGTTTCGTAGAGTTCCTGACAGTTGCAATTCACCGT